CCCTCTTCGCTCGTGAACGCCGGCATCGTCACCGTGGACGAGGTACGCGCCTGGGAGGGCCTGCTACCGCTCGAGGGCCTCACGCTCGAAGAGGGCCCGGGCGAGGCGAGCACGGTGACGACCCTGTATCCGGCCACGTCCGACAGCGACACGAACGAACCCGCGACCGGAATGGGGTGAGCATGGAATACCGGACCTATGTGGAACCCATCGAAATACGGTCCGCCTCGAAGCGGCTCGTGTGCGGCCGGGTCGTCCCCTACCGCCACGATCAATACATTCACGAGGCCCTCACCGAACGGTTCGAGCGTGGCGCCTTCAACCATCAGCTGCGGTCACCGAACCGGGTCGGCTTCTACCACCTTCACTCCAACCAACACGGCGGTACCCACATTGGTCACGGGGTGCTGTTGCGCGACGACCCCGGAGGACTGTGGGGCGAATTCAAGGTCGCGGCTTCCACGCTCGGTGACCATTACCTGCAGATGGCCCGCGAGGGCATGTTGCGCCAATGGTCGATCGGTTTCGTTCCCGACCGGGAACGGCGCGACGGCACCACGGTCGTCTACACGCGCGCCAACCTGTTCGAGCTGGCGCTCGTGCCGGAAGGCGCGTACGGGGACCTCGCCGCGGTCGCGGCGGTGCGGGTGAAGGTTCCGCCGATGGCGCGCGACACCCTGCTGGCGAAACTACCGGCGGCCCGGCTCCCGCTGTAACGTCTGGGGGAGAGGCAAGACGGCACCCCCGGTGGACACCCCGACCATGGCCGGCACCCCCACGGGCACCCCGCATACCTCACGAGCATTCTGATTGCCGTGAAACCGGGGAGTGTGTCGCGTGAACCTCTATCTGGAACGCCTGGAAACCCGCCGTGAAGAGCTGCGGGCCGATGCCGAAACGATCCTGACCGTCGCCGCCCAAGAGAACCGGGACGTGACCGACCCGGAACGGGCATCGGTCGAAGGCATGTACCGCGAAATCGCCGACCTGGACGGCCGCCTCGAACCGTTACACCAGGCGGAACTGCGCAACGCGGCCCACGAACGGTCCGTCGCCGAACTCGAAAAGACGGTCGCGGCGCGCCGCAACGAACCGATGCCGTCCGGTCAACTCGAGCGGTACCGCAACAATGTCGGCGGGTGGCTCGCGGACTGGGGTGTGCAGATGCGCGACCCGCAAGCGGCGCAACGGATCGCGCGCGCGCATGCCGAGTGGCGGGTCGTCGCCGACCAGAAGTTGGCCGACAACCCGGGGATCGTGCCCGTCCCCGTCGTCGGGGACGTGGGCGGCACCCTTTCGACGGCCCGGCCCGTGATCGACTCGGTCCGTAACCTGCCGATGCCGGCGAGCGGTTCGACGTTCAACCGGCCGACGATCACCCAACACACGGCGGTCGGCGTCCAGAGCGCCGAAAAGACGCAGCTCGCGTCACAGAAAATGACGATCGGCAGTCTGCCCGTCACCAAGAAAACGTACGGCGGGACACTCGACATTTCGTTCCAGGATCGGGACTGGACCGACCCGGCCATCCTCGCGATCGTGACCGCGGACCTCGCCGCCGTCTATGCCAACGAGACCGACAATGCGGCCGCCGACGCGCTCGTGGCCGCGACCACGAACACGTTCACGCTTGCGTCCGGTGCCGCCGAGGGCGTGATCCGGTCCGCGTTCATGTCGGCGGCCAGCTCCATCTTCTCGTCGGTGAAGACCCGCCCGGATACGGTCTGGATGAGCCCCGACGAATACGCGTGGATCGCGGCGGTCACGAGCCCGAACGGTGGGCCTGCCTTCCCGGGCATGGGGGACCTGCTCGGCAACGGCGCAAACATCATGGGCCTGAAAGTCGTTGTGGACGGCAACCTCGCGCCCGCCACCACCGTGATCGGCGTCTCGAACTATGTGGAGCACTACGAACAGGTCGGCGGCCTCCTGTCGGTGACCGAACCGACGATCCTCGGCTACACGGTCGCGTATTACGGCTATGTCGCGGACCTGCTCGTGGACGCGGGCGCGACCCGGAAACGGAGCGCAACCGAATGACCCCCACCGAACCCGAACCCGAACCCGCACCCGCGCCGGAACCCGAACCCGAACCGGCGCCGGCACCGGCACCGGCACCGGTACCGACCGGACCGGACAACCCCGACGCGTGCCCGGTGTGCGGCCGGGTCGGCCGGCCACCCGGCCACCACTGATGGCCTACGACCCCACGGCCGGCTTCCCCGACCTCGCGACCTTGCGCGTCGAGATCGGGGTACCGGCCACGGTCCTCGCCGACGAACAGCTGGACGTGATCGCCGAATCGGAACAAGACAACGTCACCGAACAGTACGCGTGGGCCGACCTCGAACTGCCGGCCCGCCTGTATCAGGTGTTCGTCCGGTCGGTGGCGCGCACGATCGCGGCTCGCGGTTTGCCGTTGGGGATGGTCGGCACCGATAGCGAGTACGGGGTCGCCCGGCTCACAACCCGCGACAGTGAGATCGTGAGGTTGGGCGGCCAGTACCGGAAACGGACGTTCGCGTGACCGTCCGCAGCGACATTGTTGACGCCCTCAAAACGGTGCCGGAACTGACGCCGGGCCCGACGATGCCGGACGTGATCGTGGCCGGCCACGCCTGGCCCGCATGGGCGTCCAGTGAGCCGGTCACCGCGTGCGGGGCGGTCACCACCTGGTATGTGTTCGTGGCGCTCCCGGCCGGGAATCTGCCCGCGACGGTCGCGGCCGCCGACGATCTGGTGGACGACGTTGCGGCCGCGCTGGCGGCGGCCGGGAAGCTCGTGCGGTGGGAACCGTGGCGTATCCCGATCGAACCGGGCCAGCAAGGTGTCCCGGTCGTCCGTTACACGTTGGAGGTATAGGCCATGACCGTCAGAGTGGTCAGGTTCGGGCCGGGGACGTTCACGTTAGGGACGACTCCCGGCACCGACTACTCCTGTCAGGTACAGAGCATCGGGCTCGTCGTCAACAAAGACGAGGGCGACTCGATCACCACCCTGTGTGGCGATTCGGTTCCGGGCTCAATCTCGTACGACTACAGCCTCGAAGGGACCGTCCTGCAGGACTACACGGAGGCGACCGGCCTCGTGCAATTCACGTGGGCGAACAAAGGCCAGCCCGTCGAATTTGCGTTCACGCCGTCCACGACGGCGGGCGCGTCCGTCGCGGGAACCGTGATCGTGGACCCGCTCTCCATCGGTACCGCGGACGGCGCCGTCGGGGACGTACTCACGTCCGATTTCGCGTTCGCGTGCGTCGGGGAACCGACGCCGACATGGCCGGCACCATAACGGCCACGGGCCTGGCGGCCGGCCTGGCCGGCATCGGCGCCGGCCTCGATGATCTGGCCGACGGGGCGGACGATGCGGCCCAGATCGTTGTGGCGCGCGCCCGGCGGCTCTCGCCGGTCGCGACCGGTCGCCTCGCGCACTCGATCGTCGGGCATGGCACGGGCTCGTCGGTGGCGGTCGGGACGCCGGTCCGGTACGGGCTCCCCGTCCATTTCGGGGTTCCGTCGCGGGGGCAGCGGCCGCGGCCGTTCCTGTTCCAGGCACTCGACGCGGAAACCGCCGCGGTCGTGGACGCCTACACGGCCGACGTGGATCGGCTCATCGGCGAGAAGGTGTAACCCCGTGGACGACGGCAAGGTTCGGATGATCGCGCCGCACCTGACGGTACTGATGGACGACGGCGCCGTCCACGAAATCCAGGCCAACAATTTCGACATGCTCATGTACGAACGGACGGCCCGGAAACGGGGCTGGCCCGGCCCCCAGGAAGCCCAGATCGAATGGATGACGTTCCTCGCGTGGCAGGGACTGACCCGCGAAGGCCAGATTCCGAAGGACACCGGCTACGACGATTTCGCGGGCCGGTGCGTTTCGATTGACCCGACGGCGGTGGGCGTGGACCCTACCCGGCCGGATCGCGGGGCCGGCTGATCGTGGAACTCGCGGTCGCGACCAACATTCCGCCCGCGCAGTGGGCGGCAGAGGATGATGCGACGATCGCGACCGCGTTAGTCGTGCTCGCAGAGCAGGCGGACCGGGCCCGGGGACGCCGTGGCTAACAAAGCGACCCTCACGATCGGGATCACGGCCGACACGGCGGCCGCGGTCGCGAACCTGAAATCGACCGAGCAGGCGGTGAAGGGCTACGCGACTGCGGCGGACGACGCCACGAAAAAGACGCGGGACGTGTCAGGCGGGATCGAAACGGTCGGTGGCGTTGCGGGCGGCGCCACCACGGGCCTGCGCGACATGTCGGACGCGATCGCGATGGCCGGCTTTCCCGAGCTCGCGGCCGGGATGGGTGTCACCGCGACCGCCCTCGAATCGCTCGATGGTGCCGCGACCCTCTACCAGGCCGCGCAAGAGGGCTTGACGAAGTCGGTCGCGTTTTTCGACGGTGTCATGAAGGCCCTACGCCTCACGATCCTGACCAACCCGATCTTCCTGATCGCGGCGGTGATCGTCGCGATCATCGCGGTCGTCGTGATCCTCTACATGAAGGTGGACTGGTTCCGGGACCTGGTCGATGCCGCGTTCCATGCGATCTGGTCCGCGATCAAATTCGTGTACGACTGGGTCAAGGATCACTGGCAACTACTACTGACGATCCTCACCGGCCCGTTCGGCGCCGCCGTCTGGCTGATCACGTCCAACTGGGACTCGATCAAAGCGGTGATCCTCGCGGTCTGGGAGTGGATTCGCGACAACTTCGACAAGGTGAAGGACTGGCTGAAAGCCCCGTTCGAGGCCGCCAAGACCGCGATCAAAGCCGTGTTCGATTGGCTGAAGGACAAGATCGACTGGGTCATGGACAAGATCGAAGGGCTGAAAGACGCGGCGGGCGGCATCGTGGACGCGGTCACCCCCTGGTCGGTTCCCGGCATGCCGGCGGCGGGGGTGGCGGCGCCGGGTGTCGCGCGCGCGCCCGCCCCCCGCGCCGCCACGGCCGGCGGGCCCATAACCATCAACGTGACGACGAGCGGCCTGGGGGCGTCCGCCCCCGAAATTCAGCGGGCGGTCGCGAACGCGCTGCGCGGCTACACGCGCCGGAACGGGCCGCTCGATATCCCGGTCCGTCAGGCCGGATAAGACCGATGCCGTGGGCACCCGGTGACGTGTGGCCGGGTTCGGCGGGTGGCGCCTGTGCGCCGGCCTGGGGCGGCTACGTCCGCCTGTTCGTGCGGGCCGCGCTCGCGGCCGGAACGACCATGCACGTCGGGCCGCACCCGAACGACCGGCTCGATGCCGGCAACGTGCTCGGGGGCGGAATCCCGGCCCGGGCCGGCGAACCGATCGCGCGGCTCTGGGTCGACGTTACGTGCGACGTACTCGATCTGACGGTCGCGGGTGGCGCCAGCTCCGCGCAAGGGATTTTCTCCAAGGCGGATGCGGCGACCGCGACGGTGACGCTCGCCGACCCGGCCGGCATTTACGACCCGCTCAATCCCGATTCGCCGTGGACGTTCGGGGACGTGTCCCGCCTCGTCGCCGGCACGCCGGTAGAAGTGTTCGCGGAAGTCGTCGCCGACCCGGCCGCCCCCACCCCGACCGTCGAAACCTTCTACCTGTTCACCGGCACGGCCGATAGTTGGGGTGAGGATTGGACGCCGGACCCGCACGAGCGGCGGGCGGTGCTGATCGCCACCGACGCTACGAAAACGTGGGTGCGGTATGACCGGCCGGAACAGCCTGCGGTCGGTGCGGGCGACACGATCGGCGCCCGTGTGCAACGTCTTGTCGATTATTACGACTGGCAGGGGACGGTCGAAGCCGGGACCGGGACCGTGACGTTGCAGGCGACGACGTTGGCGGCGCCCGGTTGGGAACTCTTGAACCGGGCCTTGGACGACGAGCTGGGCGCCGTCCATTTCACACCCGAGGGCGCGTTGCGGTGGTTGGGCCGCAACGTATGGGAAGCCGAACCGTTGCCACTGTTCACCGTCGGATGCGACACGCCCGACGCGTACGACGTGCTGATGGACGCGTCCCCGACGAACATGGACGCGCAGCTACGGAACAGTGTCTATGCGGCCCGTACCGGCGGAACGTCGCAACATGCGATCAGTCCGGCGTCGGTGGGCCGGTACGGCGTTTACGAATATCAACGGACCGACCTCGGTTTGGAGAGCGACGCGCAGGCGGCGGAATGGGCGGCGGACGTGTTGCGCATCTACGCGTGGCCGCAGATCGCGCTCGATGATGTGACGATGTTGCCTGCCGTCGCGCCCGACAGCTGGGCGTGTTGGGTGGACGTGTTGGGCCTCGAAACGTTCGTGGGGATCGTGCGTGTCCTGTGGGCACCGCCCGACATTCCGGACCGGGCCCCGATCGACTTGTTGTGCCGGGTCGTCGGCACGAAACATACGGTGACCCGCACCGAGTGGGCGGTCCAATGGGTGCTCGTGAACGCGGACCCGTTGGGCCTGTCCGGGACCGTCATGCATGCGGGCCCGCACGCGCAGGACCGGCTCGATGCCGGTTTCGTTCTCGCATGATGAAGGGGGCCTGACGATGCCGCACAAGATTTGGACGGTCGGTGAGGAGATGCTCGCGGCGGACGTGAACGACTACCTGCAGGAACAGGTGGTCGCGACGTTCGCGAACCATGCCGCGCGTATCGCCGCGATCACGGCACCGGTCGCGGGCCAAATGACGTGGCTGACCGATCAGGCACGCGTCGAACAGTACGACGGCACGAAATGGGTGCCGATCGAACCGCCGACATTCCGCCACGACGGCCAGGTGAGCAACAACAACAGCGGCGGCGCGTTCGTCAAGTCGTATCTGAACATCGATTATGCGAACCTCGGGAAAACGCTCTACTGCCCGTTCACGATGATCGTGGACGTGTCGGGGTGGATGAGTACGACTGCGGCGCATAACTGGGACGTGCGCGACGAAGGGGGGACGTCAATCCGGTTGGGCGTAATTTCTAACTGGGCCTTCGGTTCGGGCGCGACCGCGTTCAATATCCGCGGCAAAAAGAATTACGCGGCGGGCGCGACGTGCGGATATTCGGTGTGGTGGTTGACAAACGCGGCCAGCTATTTCGGGGCGAACACGCGCGTCGAACTCGTCCCCCAATGAAAGGTGATGGCATGACTCCGATCGAACCGACCGAACGGCCCGACGAGGAAGTCGAAGTCGAAGTCGAAACCGTGACCGAGACCGAAGAGACCACCGAAGAGACAACCGACGACGACGACGAGGGCTGACCGGTGGGGACGGTGCGGGTTGTGCGGCCGGACCGGCGCCGCCTGCGGACCGACCTCGCGGACCTGCCGGACCGGGACGTGGACCGCCTGGCGTTGGTGGCGTTCGTGATCGGCTGGCTCGCCCGCAACCGCTGATGTTGGTACCGGTCGATTTTCCGCAACGGCTCGCGGCCAGGGGCCTGACCGTGAACGTGTACAGCGGGTGGGATCACCACGGCTCGAGCGCCGACCATGGCGCGGTTGTCTTGCATCACACGGCGTCGGGCGCGAGCACGCCTCCGAAGGCGGACGCCGACTACTGCCATTCCGGCGCGGACGCGAGCCCGCTCTACAACGTCTTGTGTGACCGGTTCGGGGCCGTGTGGCTCCTCGCCCGCGAGAAGAGCAATAGCAGCGGCAACATTTCGGGGACCGCGTTGCATGAGGCCCGTACCGGCGTCGCGAATCTGACGCCGGCCGCGGTGCGGGGACTGTCCGACACGACGAGCAATAACGGGGCCCTGTTCGCGATCTGCGGCCAGAACGACGGGACCGGCGAACGGTGGGACCGGCGGCTCGTGGACGCCATGGCGATATGCGCGGCGGTCGCGTGCGAGACGCTCGGGTTGACCGCCGGGCATTGCACAACCCACCGCGCGTTGACCGCGCGCAAGATTGACCCGTGCGACTATGCGGACGGCTGCCCGGACGACTGGCACACGCTGATTGCGCAGGCGATGGGGACCGTGCCGGCGCCGGCACCGACTGGAAGGGG